AAAAGCACTTAATAATAGAATATTAGCTTATAAAGAATTAAATGATACTTCAGAAGAAGCTATTCAAGATATTGCTAGTACTAGAGAATATATTGAAGAACTTAAAGAAGGTTTGGCTGAATTGCAATGTATTTATAATTGGGTATCAGATATAGGATATTCTGACTTTGAGAAAGTATTAATTAATATTGATTAATATGGAAGATAATTGTTTATATTATAGATCTGTTAGTAAGAATGGTAAAGTAACATATACTCCTTGCAAAGTATTATGTGAACCAGACTCTCTTTATACAGGATTATATTTTATAGATACTCATCGAGAAGGTATAAAACGTATTACTAACTGTAAGTATCTAGGTGAAATATATAGAGTAGGTAGTCCTAAAATAATTGATATAGAAGAAATGTGTGGGCTGTCTATTCTTACAGATGATATACTTCATCATCCTGATATGAGAGCATTGTTAGATAAACCCCATTTAGTTTCTGAAATTGTAGCTAAGATTATTGCTATAATAAATGATTTAAATAAGAAAAGAAATGACACAGAAAGAAAAGAATATAATCAATCAAGTAATTAAAGATATTAAGTTAGAGTGTGATACTCTTGAAGAGTTGTTTATACAATCAAGACGTGCTAATCTTAGATGGATTAAACAAGCACTTGAAGAAAAAGTTGTCAAACAATTAAAAGAATTAATAAAGTAATATGTTTTACTATTTAATAGAAGAAGCTTCTGAAGCTATAGAAGGCATTTATGATAATGTAGATGAAGCTATACAAGAAGCAAAACTTAGAAAAGGAAAATATTTTGTTGTTGACAATGATGATAAAATATATTTTGATAGTCAACCAGGTATAAGTTATAAAATTTAATTATGACTGAGAAAAAATTAGACATAGAACAATTCATTGTAGATTGTATTGAAACATATTGTAGAAGTAGAAACATTGACAGAACAATAGTTAATACAATATTTGATGAATGCTTAAACAAACAAGGATTTGAAATCAAAGACCATAAATTAGTGAAAAATGAAGCAACTAGTAATTCTTGATTATAATACTGCTAAAGTCCATTTATACAAAGTAGACCCTAAAGTAACAATAGATGAAGAATATGTGCTTTCTTTAGGATTTAGAGCGAAAGATATTGAATGGATGTCTGGCAAATTAGAAGTTATTAAACATAAAGGTATATTAGCATGAATAAAATTAAGCTTCAGTCTCATAATGGCACTAATAACTATCTTGAAGAACAATTACTTTAAAAGAAAACAATGAACTGGATTAAAATTGAAGATGAATTACCTCCTGCTGGTGAACCATTCTTGGCTTGTTATACATTAGGTAATAGAAATAGTCATAAACTTTATTGTGTAGCAACTGCAAACGAGTCTAGAACTGTATTTACTTATCTTGACGGTTTGATTAAGCCCGAATGTTTATTGGCATGGAGCAAATTTGAGGAGTACAAACTATGATTTGGTTAGTAATATCTGTTTTATGTTTTATATGGATAGTAGCATGGATTATTGTACATATAGAACTGTTTAAACAAGCAATGATACATAAGTGTAACGTAAAAGGTGCTCCTTTATGGACATTATTAGTACCTATGGTTATATGTGCTGTAACATTTGCATTATTTATTAATACTTTAACACAATGATAGTAGATGAAAACTTAAATGATTGTAGTAATAAGTATATAAAAAGTCTTCAAAAGAAACTTAAATTAGTTACTTGGAAATTTAGATGGATGTCTGTATTTACAATATTACTTTTATTAGCTTCATCTATTTTTCACACTAAGCTAAAAAATGTTGCAGAAGACAATAAAATCTTAAAAGAACAGTTATATAAAGATGAAACTGAATTAGCATTAGAGCATTCCATTGGATATTGGTTCATTAATAAACCTGAGGAGATTAATGACAGCATTCTTTATGTCTTCCTTAAGGACAATAATGCTTGGTATCCAGAAATTCTTCTTAAACAAGCTAAGATTGAATCAGGTAATTATACTTCAAATATATATAAAACTACTAATAATCTTTATGGTATGAAGAAAGTTAGTAAGAGGCAAACTACTCAGCTTATTAATACTTATAATGGTTATGGTTGTTATACTAATTGGTGTGAATCTGTATTAGATAGAATGCTTTGGGATATATTTTACTTTAAGAATGAAAAGCCCACTAAAGAAGAATATCTTAACGCTATGAGTATTTATGCTGAAGCAGAAAATTATGTAGAATTATTAAATTAAACACAATAAAATTATGGAAACAGTCGTTAATAAATCTTTTATAGGTGATAGAGAAGTTACTCTTATTGCAGAAAGATTTGGTACAAAATTTTATGTAGATAATGAAGATAAAGAAATTATCTATATAACTAACTATGATGATATTATAGCTAAAATCAATCCTAATACAGATTGTATTATAGATATCAAAGATGAATATAAAACTAACAAACAGTTAGTATGAAACAAATTAATTCATTACAAGAACTTATTGAAACAATTCAATCAGGTAATCATGATTTCTTTATTGGCAATGGTCTGGTAAGGTCTAGTAAATATATGGAGTATGATGACAATACTTTCTATATTATTAACGAAATAGATGATACTGAGCAGACCCTTACTACTAAAGAACTGTTCAATGATGATTATACTAATATAGGAATTGCTATCAACAATGGTACTTTTTATTCTTATTAAATAAATAAAATTATGAGCAAAACAAACATTAAGATGAGTCAGCCTACTTATATTGTTAAGAAGGATGATGGAATTATTATATGTAAGATTAGAACTCAAGGCAATGATGAAGTATTCAAGTTTCTTAATCTCAATGACCCTGTGTTTAGACTGAAGCTTAAAAAGAAATTTGGTATTGAATGGCTTGATGATACTCTTACATTTACAGGTATAGCAAGACATCACAGAACTGATGTATGGAATGAAGTTCTCGGCAAGAGAATTTCTGAAGGTAAATGCAAGAGAAAGATTTATAATTTTTATTGTAATCTATACAATTTCCTTGAGAATGAAGTAATGATCAATGATATAGATAATCTCAGACAATACTCTACTAATTTAGGACGTTGTATTTACAGAGAAAAACAACATTTAAAAGATTTAATGGGATAAATGACTAGAGAAGAGATATTACAAGAGGTATTACAAATTCCTAATAAAAATAAGCTATTAATGCTCTCAACTGGCGTTGGTAAAACTTTAATGGCTATAAAACTTATTGAGCAAATTCAACCTAAAGGTAAAATACTTATTGTAATACCTCGACTAGTACTTATCCAAAACTGGAAAGATGAGTTTATAAAGTGGGGATATGAAAAGTATTTACCACAAGTTGAGTTTGTAACTTATGTTTCCTTACCTAAGAAAGCTAGTGAATATTATGAGATAAAAGTGCTGGATGAAGCACATCATTTATCTGAAAGATGTTTACAAGCCGTACCTTTTATTAAATCAGAATATAACATTCTACTTTCAGCTACTATTAAAAGTACTTTAATACCGGTCTTAAAAAACATTTTTTCTGATTTATACATTTATAGAGTTTCATTGTCAAAAGCCATAGAGAATGAAATTCTGCCTGAACCTAAAATTATTTTAATTCCATTTATTTTAAATAATACAACTCCTACTGAGATTTATAGAGTTAAACCTAAAGAAGAGGATAGAAAAACTATAACTTACCAACAATGGCTTAAAGGTAAGTGGAAATATCTTAGAGGAAATTATAAATTTGGTGTTGATATAATATGTACTCAACAACAAAAATATAATGAGATTCAAGGATATATGGATTCTATTAATAAGAAACCTACTAAATCTAAAAGAGATGTATTAACACTAAAACAATTAGGTAGAGAAAGACTACAAATGTTAGCTGAAATTAAGAGTGATTTTGTTAAACAATTACTAAAATACTTGAAGGATTATCGTACTCTTACTTTCTGCTATGATATCAAGCAAACTAAAGAATTAGGTAAATATTGTATTAATAGTCAAAATAAAAGAGCTACTGAGTATCTTGATATGTTCAATAAAAAGAAAATTAAACATATTACGGCCTGTAATCAACTCAATGAAGGAATTAATTTGAATGATTGTAAATTTGGTATATTCGCTAACTATAATGTTAGTGAGATTTGTTATTTACAACGTCAAGGTAGATTACTTCGTCATAAAGAACCAGTATTCTTATTGCCCTTCTATAGAAACACTAAAGAACAAGATATTATAGCAGATATGATAAAGGATTATGATAAATCTTTAATTACAATAGTATCAAATCCTTTTAATTTCAATGAATATATCAATAGATGATAAAATATTAGAAAACACAACTACTTATGACGGACAAAAACTAGATGTTAACGAATTATTGGTCTGTATGGTTATCATGATGAATGAAAATCCTATAGACGTAGTTGATAGACTAATTGCTAAAGGAGTATTATTAAAAGATGAAAATACTAATAAACTTCATGTTTTTAGAAAATATGCAGGATTAGTTGATAGTATTTTATTACAATCTGATAAAGCTGTTCCTAAATTAAGTAGTATAGAAGAATTAACATTAAAACTTCAAGAGTTATTTCCTAAAGAAAGGAAGTGTGATGCTAATGGTGTGCCTAAATATGCTTATAGAGGTAATAAGCGTGATGTAACAGAAAGACTTCAAAAGTTCTTTAAATTATATGGTCAATATTCTTATGATGATGTACTTGAATGTACTAAAAAATATATTGAATCGTTTAAATATGATAAGACATATATGAAGATATTACCATATTATATTATTAAGGATGGTGAGTCTCAATTAGCCACTGAACTTGAAAATATGGACTGTGATGAGTCTAAAGAAACTAATAATGATTACGGAGTTGGGAGGTTATTATGACATTAAGAGAACAAATCAAGGAATCTTTAATTGAGTCTAGAAATAATATTTTAGAAGGAGGAGTTAACTGTATACCTTCTAAATTAACTAGATTTAGACAAGATTTTCCAGGAATAAGAAAAAAATTCTATTATCTTATTACTGGAGCTACTAAATCTAGTAAAACTCAATTTACTAATTATATGTTTATAATAACTCCAATTTCTTATTATCTACAGCATCCGGATTTAATAAAGCCTACAATTATGTACTTTCCCTTAGAAGAAACTAAAGAAGAGATAACATTACGTTTTTATGCATATATTATAGCATTTCTTTCTAAGGGCAAATATGAGATTAGTCCTGAAAATTTGGAAAGTGTTGATGAGAGGAATCCTTTACCTCAAGAAGTACTAGATATAATGGATTCTGAAGAATTTATTAAAATATCGGATACGTATGAGCAGTGTGTAACTTTCTGTGAAGAACGTAATCCTACAGGTATTTATAAAAGAATTTTATCTTATTTAGAAGCAAATGGTAAGATTATCAAAGAGGACAAAGAAGTTGTGTACACTGATGAAGTGACTGGTCAAACTAAAAAAGAAATAGTTTCCTCTTTTAAAGAATACATACCAAATAATTCTAAAGAATATGTTATTCCTATAGTAGATCATGTAGGATTACTTCAAGAAGAAAGTGGTAAAACTTTGAAAGCTACCATTGAAAAATTATCTGAGTATTTTGTAATTCTTAGAAATCGGTATTCAGTTTCTCCTGTTGTAGTTCAACAACAAAATATGGAAACCACAAACCTAGAAGCTTTTAAGGCTAATAAGATTAGACCTACAAAAGATGGTTTGAAGGATTCGATATATTTATGTGATTTTTTAACAGTATTTTATTTGGTCAATTAAATTATTTTTCGTATTTTTGCATAAATTTTAAATTTGTAAAAATATGAGAAAAAAGTTATTATTAACATTAGAAGAAAATTACTTAAAACTATACAACCAAGGTTTAAGTGATCCTAAGATTGGAAAAATACTTAATATTGGGCGTAAAACTGTGAATAAATATCGTAAATCTTTAAATTTATTACCTGTTACAACTCGCTTGCAAAATAATAGAGATAAAATTATTGATTTATTTAATCAGGGAAAAAGTGATACTGAGATTGCTGAAATGATTGGAGCACAAAGGTCTAGTGTAAATAATTTTCGATTAAAACTTGAAACACCACAAAAGAATTTAAAGCATCTCACATTTAATGAGAAAATTTTAGTTAAAGAACTAGTTAGCTACGGATTTAAGACAAATGAAATTGCTTATTACTTACATAAAGATAATAAATTTATTTCTGATTATTTAAATTTACCCATCTTAGAAGAAATACCTATTCCAACAATTACTGAATTTTCTTTAAAAGAAAGAGCAATTTTAACCGGAATTCTATTAGGTGATGGTAATATTGAGGTTAAAGAAGGGAAATCTCCATCTTTTACAACTTCACATAGTCCTAAACAAAAAGAGTACTGTTTTCACATTTTACGAGAATTGCAAGGTTTGTATCCTAAATTGTATCTATCTATAGGAAAATCTATTGATAGTAGAACCGGAAAAACTTACAATTCTTATATTGTTAGATTCCCATCTTCTCCTTTGTACAATGAATGGTACAACGATTTTTATGTAAACAGAGTGAAGATTATTCCTGAGAAATGTTTTAATTATTTTACAGCAGAATCTTTGGCTTATTTATATATGGATGATGGTTGTAAAGTAGCAACTAGCTATAGTATTGCTACTATGTGTTTTCAGACAGAGGAATTACGTAAATTTCAACAAATGTTATTGACTAAATTTAATATTGAATCGCTAATTGAAGGTGGTAATAGATTATATATAAGAACAAAAAGTAAAAAACTTTTTACTGAACTTATAGAACCCTATATGCCAGAATCAATGAAATATAAATTACAAAAATAGAGTCCTTTTAAAACTCCGTTAAACAAGGAAAACCCATTAATTAGTACGGTTAATAGGCAATCTTGTGCTAAACCTCCTAGTAATAGGAGAAAAAGCTAAACGACTAGAGGTGATGCCTACCAAGTAAAGTTGGGGCTATAAAATCCTCCACGAAAGCGGGGCACTGTTTAGAGTAGAATCTGAGAAGATACGAAATAAATTAAAGATATAGTCTAATCTATAGATATATATAAAACTATAGAAAATTAGGATAAAGAGCCTAATTGATAATAATATGTCAAAACGTACTGGAGAAGATTGTTCTGTATTAATAGGATTGACAAATCCGTTTGCTTTTGATTTACATACTTATGCCGGATATAATATAGATATTTTGCAAGATTCTTTTAGAATGTTAGAAATCGTATTAGCTAGAAAAGGAAGAGCAAATGGTTTATGTCCTTTATATTTTAATGGAGCAATTAATAAGTATTTAGAGTTGCCTCTTCCTCAAGACAAAACAAATCTTGAAGTATTTTATAAACAAATAGAAAAAATAAACAATAAAAAGTAATTATGAGTGTACTAGTTGCAATCTTAGGTTCTTCAGGTGATGGTAAAACAACTTCTACCATTATTAATCCTGATGGAACATTTAATATGAATGACTATAAAGGTATGAATCCTGAGAGTCATTTTATTATAAACTTGGATAGAAAAGCTCTTCCAATTCCTGCTGGAATGTGGGATACTGAGCATAAAAATTATAAAGAAGTTGATAATTTTGAAGATATTAAGAAAACTTTGTCTTGGATAGCACAGAATCCTAAGATTAAGTCAGTATCTATTGATACAATTAATATCTATTTGGCAATGAAAGAGTTTAATGACCGCAGGAAAATGACTTTTGATCAATGGAAAGACTATGCTAATGATGTTATCGAGCTTAATAACATTTGTAATCAGCTTCGTGATGATCAAGTCGTTTATATGATGGGTCATACTATGCTCCAGACTCAGCCTGATGGAAGTGAAAAGACTGTCTTTAGTGTCAGTGGTAAGAAGCTTACCAAGACTCAACCAGAAGGTTTCTATCCTATTGTACTTATGACAAGAGTTGATTATGGTAATGATGGAGATAATAAATATTATTTCCAAACTAAAGCTAATCATAGTAGTGCTAAAACTCCTCTTGGAATGTTTGATAAGTTTGAGATTCCTAATAGTCTTAAACTTGTTGACGATACAATTAGAAAATATTACAATATTTAAAAAATTAAAACAATAAAACAAAAAATTAACCGTTATTTAAAACTTTACAACAATGGAAAACAAGAATTTTACTCAAAAGCAAATTGCTAATTGGCGTCGTATTGCCATGAATGTCAACTCTGATGTTATTAAGCGTGATAAGATTCAGTCTAAGATTGATGAACTGAAGATTGAGCTTGAGACTCTTAACAACATGATTGATATGCAGGAGTATCCTGTTAAGATGGCTACTGGTGGTTATACTACTAGTGACATTTTTGTTAAGAATATAGTTACTACTGATAAGGTAGATGCTAATGGTCGTCCTATTAAGAAAACGACTTATGAGCTTAAACATCCTGAGTCCATCTTGCCTCCTATTGATGTTGTTCCTGAAGCAGAACTTCCTACTGAGCTGAATAATACTGATATTATGTAATTATGAGTAAGAAAGCATTTGATAATCTTATTAGAGAGAACCAGCGTATTAATAGAATTAATCCTCGTATGGTTCACTTACTTAATCAAACTATAGAAGAAGAAAAAACTAATAAAAAGAATAATAAAAACAATAAAAATATTAAGAAAATGAAGAATAATAAGCAAACTGTGTTTATGGCTATTGCCAAGGGTCGTGAAACTGCTGAACCTACTGAAATCAAGCGTTATATTGGTATTGCTAGCTGCAATCTTGTAGCTATTAATCCTAATAAGGCTACTATTGATATGCTCTATGGTCGTGAGAGTAAAGAGGAGCCTAAATATCTTGGTGAAGCTGAAATTAATGGTGTTAAGCTTCCTCAGGCACGTATTGATATTTATTTCAAGCTTGCTGACAAGTATCTTGATGATAAGGGAAATCCTCTTCATACTATCTTCCGTAAGAGTATTTTCTTGACTAAGATGGTTCAGTCTAATCGTGAGAGTACCAAGATTAAGGTTGTTGATGAGTTTGGTAATACTGCTTGGGTTACTAATGAGCAGGCTGCTAATCATGAAGTTCCTATGTACAGTAATGGTCCTGCCAGTATTATGAAGGATTATCGTCCTTTGTACCGTAATGAAGAGATTGTTATGAATATTGTCAAGACCTTCCTTCGTATTGTCACTATTCGTATTGATGCCAATCAGAATCCTATGAAGTATAACAATGCTACCAAGCAGTGGGAGGTTACCAAAGATGCTTCTGATGGTCTGATTCGTTTTGATACTACTGAGAAGTTCTTCAGTGGTGACTTCAAGGAGATTGTTGATGTTCCTTCTTATCAGCCTAAGAATCTTGTAAAGATTCTCCTTGGTGTTCGTAATGTTGATGGTAAGATGTATCAGGATGTGTTTGATACAGTTCTTAGCAATAATACTACTGATTATAACCGTATTGAGAAGGAGCTTAATGATGCTAAGGCTAATGGTCGTTATGCTGATACTGAATTCCGTATCTGTGAGTTTCAGGAGTATAGTGTAACTCCTACTAACTTCAATAATAACGCTGCTCCTGTAGCAGACCCATTTGCTAATGCTGAGGATATTTTCTAAATAAAATATTATGATTAGTCATGGTAAAGCAGATAATATAACTTTACCAGAGATTCTTTCTAAAATCTCTGAGAGTGAGATATTATATCATTATTTAGGTATAAGAGATATACCTTGTGTGATTAATTCTCCTCTCAGAGAGGATAGAAATCCATCTTTTGGACTATATAGTATTGATGGAGAACGTATTTGTTACAGAGATTTTAGTACTAAAGAGACTGGTAATACATTTACCTTACTAAAGAATCTATGGGGTATCAACTTTCAAGAAGTACTCAATAGAATACAAGATGATTTGATAAAAAACAACTATACTACACATACTATTGTAGGTAAATCAACAAGAGTACGTACAATAAGTAATATTAGTGATAGTAAGTTAGACGTAAAAGTTCGTGACTGGAGAGATTATGATTTAGAATATTGGGGTAGTTATGGAATTACTCTTGATTGGCTCAAATGGGCTGATGTATATCCTATATCGTACATAATTATTACTAAAGAAGGTAAGAAATATACCTTTCCAGCAGAGAAACATGCTTATTGTTTTGTTGAATATAAGGAAGGTAATGTAACTTTAAAAATATATCAACCCTTAACTAAAGACAGACATAAGAAATGGTATAATAAACATGACAGGTCTGTTGTGTCTTTATGGACTAAAATACCTGAATATGGTGATAAAGTAGTAATATGTTCTTCATTAAAAGATGCACTTACATTAAGTGCTAATACAGGTATACCGGCTCTAGCCATCCAAGGTGAAGGTTATGGTATGTCTGAAACAGCAATTAAAGAATTAGAACGTAGATTTACCAAACAATACATTATACTGGACAATGACCCTGCGGGGCTGGATGATGCATTTAAACTATCATTAGCTACTGGTTTTACTAATCTAGTAATACCACCATTTGAAGGTGGAAAAGATCTTGCCGATTTTAGGCAATTGTTTGGTAAAGATGCTTTTGTACAAATGATTAAAAATTTATTTAAATATGACACGTAAAGAATGTATTGACTATATTAAGTCAAATGGTTATGGTATGGAAGCTACCAAGGTAGCTCGTAATTATACTGGCAATGCTGGTGTAAATTATACTAATCTTCCTACTTCAGAACTAATTAAGTTTGTTGAGAAAAAGAAAGTTATTGAGAAACCTGTTAAGAAAGTTGCTAAAACTAAGCCTCTTAACGAATGTACTGATAAGAATGCAAGAAAGGCTATTATAGCTATTGCAGAGCTTATTGGTTATAAAAACATTAAAAAGTTTTTCGACTAATTTCTTGTTATTCATGTTAGTGTTGGGGAGTAGTATTTAATATTACTCCCTTTTATTTTCTTTTATTATTTATAATATGATACTCAATCAAAATCAACAGTCTGATGCACAATTAATTGGTGACATTCAGAATAATAAAGTAGGTATAGATACAAATAATTTAGATTTTATTACATCTCTTTTAACAACCAATTTATATTCTCAACCAATTCAATCTTTTATCAGAGAAACTGTTGCTAATGGTTGGGATTCACATGTAGAAGCTGGTACTACTGACAAACCAGTTATTCTTAGAATATATTCTGATGATAAATATAATATTCATATAGCAGTTAGAGATTATGGTACTGGTTTAAGTCCTGAAAGGTTTAATGAAATATATTTAAATATTGGAAGTTCGTCAAAAAGAGAAAGTAATAACTTTATCGGTTGTTTCGGTAAACATAGAAAAAGAGAATTTATTTTTACTCCCAATTTAAAAATATTTCGTATATTTGCAAATAATTTAAATTTGTAAAAATATGGAATATGATCATGAATTACAGTGTATTGACACTCAAGAAAAAGCTTATTTATTAGGACAAATTTATGGAGACGGTAGTAATAGCTGTCATAAATGTTGTCACAAAGTTTCAATTGCTAGTACAATTGAAGATAAAGACCTATATGAAAAGCTTCGTCAGCTATTTCCATTTTTTAAACTAGTTGTTTATCCTAGTAAAACAAATGTTATAAAACTGGAAAATTATAGAAAAGTTTTGTGTGAAGATTTATTAGCTTTAGGTATGAAATCAAATAAGACAGTTTGTGATAGAACTGGAGAGTTTCATTTTCCTAATTTACCAGAAGAATTAGAACATCATTTTATTAGAGGATATTTTGATGCGGATGGTGCTTTTTGGTATCCTACTAGAAAAAGAAGTAGGAACAGTCTTCATGCTGAATTTGGATGCAATACACCTAATTTTTTGGAAGCAATTAATCAAATCTTGATTAAAAACGGAATAATATTTACTAAAACTCATAGATTTAAAAAAGGAGGTAATGGTAAATATTATGAATCTTTTGGTCTGTTTTCGTCTAATAGAAATATGTCTATTAAGTTTGCTGATTATATTTATAAAGATTCTATAATTCATTTAGAGCGTAAATATAAATTAGCATACAGAGAAAAGGATTTACGTCCTTTAGCTTATGAAATATATGGTTCATGTCCTTATTGTGGTAGTAATCATGTTACCAGAATGGGTACTAGACAAATGAAAACTAGATTAATGAGACGTTTGCGCTGTCAAGATTGTACTAAACGATTCTCTGTTCCAATGCCGACCTCTGAGGTAACTCAGAGTGAATAAATCGCTGAAAAAATCTGGAACCCTGAGATGGGAATCAGAGGTGAAGGTTATATTTAAAAGTATAACCAGCCGCAACGCATAGAGATTGAAACTGTTTAACAGAATATAATATCTCCACGAGGCAGCGACATCCTAAGTTTTAGGATGAAAAGATATGCTGAACTTATACGAAAAAAAGTATAAGAATGTTAGGATAAAAAGCCTAACAGATAACAATTTGATTGGCCGGTTTAGCTCACTTGCTGTGTCTGGAATAGTATATCTTACTAACTACTATAATGGTATTGTTAGTAAGTATATTATGTATAAAGACAATGCTAAAATCTGTATAGATAAGATATTTGAATCTGACACTACAGAAGAAAATGGTCTTGAAGTAGATGTTAATACTGAAGTAAAGATTGGCAATAGTTATAACCTTATAACTAAACTTGCAGAAGGTTTAAAGCAGCTTACTTTCTATAATAATATTTATATAGATGATTCTGAGCATCTATTAGATAACTATGAACTTACTGATTTTAATAATAGAAAGATAGCAGATTTTAAAACATTTAAAGTATGTAATTGTGTTAGTATCAAGAATAGCTTATTAATGGGTAATGTTCTTTATCCTATAAACGATGATATTATTCAAGCATGGTTTGATGGAATTAGTCAAGTACCATTTGCTATTAAATGTAATATAGGTGATGTAGATGTAACTCCTAATAGAGAACAGTTGCTTTATAATCAAAAGACTGTTGATACCATAAACAAATGTTGTCACGCTGCCTTAGAAGAGTTTAAAGAAATATGTCAAACAAATTTTGGTTCTGATTTTAAAACTATTAATGATTGGTATCGTTTTATAAACTCTGATTATATATATATTTTAATCAAACAGTTTGAAAACAATGATAAGACAATCGTGACAATTCCAATATCTAAAATGTCTTATTATGGTTTGACTAATAAAGTAACTATTTGTGGAAAAATACCTCCCATTAACTTGGATAATTATTATCATAGATTTATATATGCAGATATACCAAATAATGCAGTATTATATCAATATAGTAATGATAGATTTTATGTCAAGAACAATAACCTCAATATTAGGAGATACATTGACTATTACAACGAACATAAATTATACCTTGTAGAAGAACCTTTAACTCCCATAGCAAAAAGATATTTCAATACCTTCAGAAAAGATAGTTATAGTGTATATTATTTTTTGTATAAGAAACATATCTATTCAGCATTTAGAAAGATTGTAGAACTCTATTGTAGGGTTTATAACACTAAACCAACTGACCCTATTCTTAAATTTATATATCAAGACTTTATAGCTAATTACACTAACATTAAAACTTATGGTTTAAAAGATGTACCACAATCATTTATTAATTCTGAAAAGGCTAGGAATCAATATACCAAATCTCCTGCTACACAACAAAAAGCAAGAAAATGCGTTATTTACAAGTTGACTCAAGGTAGAAAATATCAATCTATTGGTTATGATTCCAGTTATACCTCTGAAGAACTTAAAAGCTATAAAGGTACAGTATTCTTTGCTGAGAAAGGAAATCCTTATTTAGAAATGTTCTATCATATAATAACTAACGCGCCTAGACTTAATAATAGAATTTTACTTGTTGAAGTAGCCCCTTCCAATATACCTATATTAAGAGAACTGAAGAATACTATTGAGTTTAATACTGTATTTACTGAGAAGAATAACATTATAAGCAAAATATGTACTTATTTATATCTAGCAGATAAATGGTTCGATAGAGATATATCATTCAACTATTATACTAATGATCTTCTTAATACAGAACAAGTTTATAATATTGTGTACACAATTAAGCAATATAAAAGTACTTTAAACTACAATAATGTAGACAATGAGCTTCTTAGACTTCTCTGTCAAACTTATCTTGAAAAAGGTTGGTTAAACTACAAAATAATTAACACTATAGAAACTAATCTAGATGTTATTAAATTTGATAAAATCTTTACTGACTTTAACGATAGTAGTCTTAAAAATATAATAATTGCTTTCTATGAATATATTACTAAAAATAATATAAATCAAGAGAAACTTAAATCAATAAAAGAAACTTTAAAACCTATATTAAATGAATATACACCGAATACAGAATTATCTCACTTTGACATTGGATGATGGCACTAATTTTACCACCAACGAATGTACTGATGAGATATTTAACAAGATTATGATGCATATCAATGATAGAGATACTTTAATAAGTATTTTCTATCCTGATTATGTTGAAGCTCAGAAACTCAAGAATAGAATTCTAAAGTCTAGTTATATGACTATGGAAGGTAATTCCATTTATATTAAGAGTATATCTGAGTTGACTGTGCCGCAAGATTTTGCTGAAAAACTCGCTGATGCTGAAGAAGCTGATGATACAAATAAGATTCAAGCGTATCTTAATTTTTGGACTTTGTTGAGTCTTAATCCTGACAGTAGAGTTAGAAACAATCTATTTAAATTCCTTAAACAATGGGGTATGGTTGTTTCTAAGTCTGGTCTCATTGTAGGATATCGTAATGTTGATATTAAGACTGAGGGTAGTAAATTTAATCAAGATTTGACTAGATTTGTCAGTCAGAAGTATTGGGAAAAGAAATATTCTGAAGATGATTCTCCTGAAGGTTATATAGTTATTATGAGAAATGATGACTATTTTATAACCGGAGAAGATTATGATATGGATGATGAGGATGTTTATATTGGTGATTTGGTAGATTTGTATGCCATGCTTACTACTGATGAAAGTGAGCAGACTACTGTATTTACTGACCATCATTCTCACACATTTAAGATTAGGCTTGGTCATATTGTAAATATGCCTAGAGAGAAATGTTGTGCTGACCAAACTCAAGAGTGTCAAGCTGGACTTCATATTGGAGGTAAGGATTGGCTTGAAAAACATTATTTTGGTGATGTAGGACTTCAATGTTTGGTAAATCCTGCTGATGTAGTTGCTTGTCCTATGGATAATAATGCTTATTATGGCAAGATGAGAACCTGTGCTTATTATCCAGTTAAGATTGTCAATTACAATGATGCTGGTCATATCTCTGATGATATAGAGTCTGGTTTTGAAGATGATTTTATCAATAAGATTTGTTATACAGGCACTATTAATAATGAAGATAATGATAATTATACTTTAAATATTCCTGATATAGCAGAAGTTGATAAGAATAAAGTCTATCAAAACCTCAAAGAATTGGCACTTAAATGTATGTCTGATAGAAATAGTTGATTATGAAATATATATTTACAGCTAAAGATCTTGAGACTGGTAATGAAGTTTCAGGTGATTTGGCTTATATGAAAATAGATGGCAGTAATAAAATTAAACCTATGATTGTAACACATAGAGGCCGTGGTGGTTATTTTTATATTACAAGCAGATATTCAATAGACGAATCAACTATAAAATTAACAGTAACAGATTGATTATGAGTTTGATTGATAGATTAGGTAATTGGTATCAATTCTTTGATAAACAGGAGTTTAACAACACTCTTAATGTCTTAAGGAAGGAATATAAGATACATTCTGTTATGCCTGATTCTCATCAAATATTTAAAGCTTTTGAGTGTACTCCTGCTAATTGTAGTGTAATGCTTATAAGTCAAGACCCATATCCTCAAAAAGGTGTTGCTTTGGGTATAGCTTTTGGTAATGAAGTGAGAGATAATAAAATCTCTCCTTCATTATCAAAGCTATTAGAACCATTGAGTATTGATGAAAGTTTTGATTATACATTAGAATCATGGTGCAAACAAGGTGTACTTATGCTTAATAGTGCTTTAACTGTCATACAGGATAAACCTAACTCACATCAACTATTATGGAGACCTTTTATAACAACCTTCTTGACAAATTACTCAACTTATAATCAAAAGGTTGTTTATGTGTTGTTAGGTAAGACTGCACAAACATTAAAGCCTTACATACAGTATAGTGGTAATATTATAGAATGTAATCATCCATCTTATTTGGTCAGAAATGATATACCAATGCCTAATATCTATCAACAAATAAATAATAGTTTGTTACAATTAAATAAACCTGTAATAAGGTGGTATGATTAAGAACAAAAAAATTAAAAACGCAACTGTAACTGTCTATAATGGTATTACCTTTAGAAGTAAGTTAGAGGCAGAATGTGCTAAAATCTTAGATGAAGAAGGTATAAAATATCAATATGAACCATTTAAGATAATCTTATTACCTTCTTTTAAGTATTTAGGTAAAACTTTAAGAGAGTGGCATTATTCTCCAGACTTTGTTGTATTCAATAATATTATTATAGAAGTCAAAGGGTTTCCTAACGACGTTTGGGGATACAAAAAGAAGATGATACTTAAATATATTGTAGACCATAATTATATGTATGAGTTCTATGAAGTTAAAAATAAGACTCAGTTGCGTACTCTTATTAAAGAACTAAAAGTTAAAAATAATGAAAACACTCGATCAAATAGCTCTACCTATCAGTGAAGCTGAATATCGTGCAGACCCGGCTTTAAGTTATAGTACTTTATCAAGATTCTCTAAAGAAGGTTTTCATAAGCTTAATAAATTATTTGAACCATTCAGTACACCTTCAACAGTCTTCGGCGGCATAGTAGATACATTAATTACTGGCACAGCTAAAGATTTTGAAGATAATTATATTATAGCCTACTTAAGTCTAGATGATGATACTATTCAAGTAGTCCAAGCAATATATGATACTTTCAAGAGTCAATATAATGACTTTATGAAGATTCCTTTGATTCAAGTATCACAAGTCGCTAAACAGAATGGTTTCTGGCCAGCTGATAAATGGACTGATAATGCTAGATATAATGGTCTTCTTAAGAAAGGAGATGTTGTAGGTTATTATAAATTTTTGATTGAATCTGAAGGTAAGACTGTAATTACTAATGAACAATATCAAGATGCTATCAAATGTATTCAAGCTTTAAAGACTTCTGAAGCTACTAGATTTTATTTTGCTGAGAATGAACCTAACAATCCTATTCAGAGATATTATCAGTTGAAGTTTAAAGCTGCTTTTGATGATATTAATTATCGTTGCATGGCAGACCTCTTGCTTTGTGACTATAATAATAAGAAGATATATCCTTGTGACCTGAAAACTTCAAGCTCTTATGAAGATGAATTTTATCAGTCTTTTATTAAATGGCAGTATCAATTGCAAGCCCGAACCTATTGGAACATAATTAAAAAGAATCTTGATGAAGATGCTTTCTTTAAAGATTTTGAACTAGAAGATTATACTTTTATTGTAGTAAACAAGAATAGTCTTGTACCTCTTACTTGGAGATTTAAGGATACTAAAACTATAGGTACTTTATATTATGGTAAGAACAAACAGATTGTTATGAAAGATCCTTTTGATATAGGTAAGGAACTTAACTATTATCTTACTCATCAAGAGTCTGTTGTACAAAAAGGTATTAATCTTAATAAAACTAACGATATCATCCAGTATTTGAATGAATTAGAATAAATTTGTTATTTTAACTTTTCTAATTCAAAAACTAATTGTAACTTTGCAACTCAATTTTGCTAAAATTTTAATTATATGACAGAACAAGAATGGTTGAATAACAATGACTTGTCTCTAGCTATCTATAATAAGAAATATAGAGATAAAGATGAAACTTTTGAAGAATTCTTAGATAGAGTCAGTGCTAAGAA